ATAATGAGAGAACAATCTAAATCTTTAGATCTGAAAAAAGATAATATCAGAGATAAGATTGGGATGCAGGAAAATTTTATTAATGAACTTGAAGAGAGGGGTAATGCCAATATAAATGCAAACCAAGAAAAAATTAATTCCTTGGATGCAGAAGTTCTTGCTTACATGAAAGAGAATTCTATCCTTGAAGAAGATGTATTTAAGTTCATTAAGGAACAAGAAACTGTCATTGGAGCAGGAGAAAAATTAGTAAAACTAAACAATCTCAAAGGAAAACTCTCCCAAAAAGTAGGCACAATTACCAAAGAACATAAGTTTTTTACCGAAAATACGGTTTGTCCTACTTGTACCCAGGACATAGAAGAAGAGTTTAGGTTAAATAAGATTGTAGACGTTCAAAATAGAGCAAAAGAACTCCAGAGTGGTTATCAAGAACTAGAAACCACCATTAAGTTTGAACAAGAAAAAGAACGTCAATTCAACTCACTATCTAAGGAGATTACTAAACTCAATAATGGCATTTCTCAAAACAATACTAGAGTGTCTGGATGTCAGCGACAAATCCGAGATTTGGAATCGGAAATTCAGAGACTTACCCAGCAAGTTGCAAATAGAAATACTGAACATGAGAAGTTAGCAGAGTTTAAAGTAACCCTCCAAAATACAATTGAAGACCTGTCCGATAAACGGATTGAAATGTCAAATTATGACTTTGCATATTCACTGCTCAAAGATGATGGTGTAAAAACAAAGATCATTAAAAAATATATTCCTTTCATCAATCAACAGGTTAATCGTTATCTGCAGATGATGGACTTCTATATTAACTTCAATTTGGATGGTGAATTTAATGAGACTGTAAAATCTCCAATTCATGAAGATTTTTCTTATGCTTCTTTTAGTGAAGGTGAGAAAATGAGAATTGACCTAGCACTTCTTTTCACATGGAGAGAAGTTGCCCGTGTTAAGAATTCTGTCAATACGAATCTTTTAATTATGGATGAAGTATTTGACTCTTCACTTGATGGATTTGGCACAGAAGAATTTCTTAAAATTATTAAATATGTCATTAAGGGTGCCAACATTTTTGTAATATCTCATAAATCAGATTTGCATGACAAGTTTGACAATGTGATAAAATTTGATAAAATAAAGGGGTTCAGTAGAAAGGTATCATGAACTGGAGAGAAGAATATAAGAAGATGAAGAAACTGTCTTTGAGGGAAATGGAACTTCTCAAAAATGGACCAGATAGTCTGGCATCTTCTTGGAGACTTCAATCCATGTATAATAACTGGAAACGTATCAAAGGTATTTCTGATGACAACACCTAATTGGCAACATCACTCCAAGAAGGAGAAGAAACGCACTCTCAAACCTCAGGCATTGAGGTCTAGTAGAGAGGCACTCAGACAATTTAAGAAGTGTCACATGAACCCGTTCAAGAAGCGGGTTTCGTTGTATTATGAGTCCATACGAACGAACTTCAATGACCGTTTCCCACGAGATTAAATCTCAACTGGCCAAACTACTGGCAACCGAAGATTTGATTGTGGAGCACAAGAAAGTCGAAACTGCTTGCTTCAACGTCCATACTCGGGTTCTGACACTTCCAATGTGGGAAAAGGCAAGCAATAGTGTTTATGACATGCTAGTGGGTCATGAGGTGGGACACGCACTTTATACTCCTGATAGAGATTGGTTTTTGGAACTAAAGATTCCTCCACAGTTTGTGAATGTGGTTGAAGATGTCCGCATTGAAAAACTTATAAAACGTAGGTATGCGGGTATTGGCAAAACATTTTATCGTGGTTATCAGGAACTTGCCGATCAGGATTTTTTTCAGATTGCTAATGAAAATGTCAATCTTATGAATCTTGCCGACAAAGCAAATCTATATTTTAAGATTGGAAATTTTACGAATATTTCTTTTACTGAAGATGAGATGGCAATCATTCGCATAATTGATGGTTGTGAGGATTTTGATGACACTTTATTTGCAGCAGAGGTTCTGTATAAATTTTGTAAAAAAGAACAAGAAAAAGAACAAGATACTAATATTGATAATCAAAATAGTCAACAATCTGATGATGAAGATTCTACTGAAGGATCTGAATCCGGAGATTCTGAAGAAGGAGATTCGGCAGACTTAGAAACTCCTTCATATGAGCAGAAGGGGGGAGATGTTGGTAATGAAACTTTGAATGATGAACCAGAAGTTTCTACTGCAAGTAATTTAGAAGATGCACTTAAACAACTTATAGATCATAGTGGATTTGAAAATGTTTATTTGGAGTTTCCTAAACTTGACTTGAAAAAAGTTGTCGTTTCTAATTCTGAGATTCATGAACTTTGTGCCGAAAACTGGAAATCTTATATTGAAAACGAAAGTGAATACACAAAATCATTTCCGGTAAGTTTCAGTATTTCTAAGGTTGATTTGGAATATTCCAAGTTCAAACGTTCTGCTCAGAAAGAAGTTAGTTATTTGGTAAAGGAGTTTGAATGTAAAAAAGCAGCAGATGCGTATTCTCGTGCTTCTACATCTCGCACTGGTATTTTAGATTGCTCTAAACTTCATACCTACAAATATAACGAAGACCTTTTTAAAAAAATTACTACCATTCCTGATGGTAAAAATCATGGTCTGGTATTTGTTTTAGATTGGAGTGGTTCTATGGGTAATGTTTTACTTGATACTATGAAACAACTTTTTAATCTGGTTTGGTTTTGTAAGAAAGTAAATATTCCATTTGAAGTGTATGCATTCACTAATGATTATCCCTTAGTTGATGAAAGTACCGGTCATAGGGAAATTTCTTATGAGAAAAAACCTGGTCTTGTATATGTTCCTGAATGGTTTTCTATGATGAATTTCCTTACCAGTAAGGTCAATGGAAAAGTTTTAGATGAGCAAATGAAAAATATTTTCAGAGTTGCATATAGTCATGAGTATCACTGTTCTTTTAGACCTCCTGTTGGTTTAGGACTTTCTGGCACTCCCTTGAATGAGGCAATGATTTCTCTTCATCAAATCTTACCAAAATTTAAAGAAGAGCATAAACTTCAAAAAGTTCAGTGTGTCGTTTTAACTGATGGAGAGGGATGTTCTTTAAGATATCATCGTCAGATTGATCGCGGATATGTTGACGGTCCTTTTCTTGGAACTGGTAATATTGGACATAGATGCGTTTTGAGAGATAGAGGAACTGGAAACACGTATACCTTCAGTGATGAATGGGACGAAATGACCGATGTTCTTCTTCGCAACCTAAGGGATAATTTTGTTGATATAAATTTCATCGGTATTCGTATTCTTCAATCCCGTGATGCTAAATCGTTTATGCGTAAGTACTATAAATTTTATTCTGAAGAATTTCGTAAACTAGAAAGTGTATGGAAAAAAAGAAAATCTTTTACAATTAAAACTTCTGGATATCATAGTTATTTTGGTTTATCATCTTCTGCCTTAAATAGTGATGATGAATTTGAAGTGAATGAAGATGCAACCAAAACTCAGATTAAGAGTGCGTTTGCAAAATCTCTCAACTCCAAAAAAATGAATAAGAAAATTCTTGGCGAGTTTATTTCTTTGGTGGCATGACCATAGACACTTGACTAAGTGTCCGTCAAATGAAATTCAAAGCAATTTCCGACTATAATAACTTCAGTCAAACAAAACAACTAATGTCTCTGACCACCGACTACATTCGTACTTCTCTTCAAAATTTGTATGGTGAGTCTGTAACCTCTGCCGACATTCGTGCATGGTGTATGATGAATGATTCTAATTATCAAAATGTAACTAAAAAACTTTCTGATTGCAAAGTTGGTCGTGGCAAATGGAATCTTGAATTGACAAAAGAAACCATGGATGAATTGGAAGTATCTTACAGTTCTCCTGCAGCATTGCCTGCCATTGAACAAAATCTTATTCCCCGGAAAGATGATACTTTCGTCCAGTTTGGTAATTTCAGCGATCTTAAAAAAATTATTCAGTCCCGTCTTTTCTATCCAACGTTCATTACGGGTCTTTCGGGTAATGGTAAAACGTTGTCTGTAGAGCAAGCTTGTGCTCAAACAAAACGAGAACTTATCCGTGTAAACATTACTATTGAAACTGATGAAGATGATCTTATTGGCGGTTTCCGCCTTATTAATGGCAACACCGTCTGGCACAATGGCCCGGTCATTGAGGCACTCGAAAGAGGTGCTGTATTGCTCCTTGACGAAATCGACCTTGCTTCTAACAAAATTCTCTGTCTCCAATCTATCCTTGAGGGGAAAGGAGTTTTCCTTAAAAAAATCGGACGACGAGTTGAGCCTGCAAGTGGATTCAACGTCATTGCCACAGCCAACACTAAGGGTAAGGGTTCAGACGACGGACGATTCATTGGAACTAATGTGCTCAATGAAGCCTTCCTTGAACGATTCCCTGTAACTTTTGAGCAGGAGTATCCCACTCCTTCTAATGAGGTAAAGATTCTTTTGGGTGTTGCTGCTTCTGTTGGTAAACACGATGAAGACTTCTGCAGGAGACTCGTAGATTGGGCAGACATCATTCGTAAGACTTTCTATGATGGTGGTATTGAAGAAATTATCAGCACCCGTCGTTTGGTTCACATTATCCATGCATATTCAATCTTTGGTAAGAAAGAAAAGGCAATCCAAGTTTGTGTGAATCGTTTTGATGATGAAACCAAACAGGCATTCCTAGAATTGTATGATAAAGTAGATGCTGATTTTGAAATGCCAATTGACGATCAGGAGATTACCTGATATAATAAATTATGACTAATTCTTGGTCCATGCTCTATGATGAAATTTTGAAAATGGATGAAAACACTTTGAACCCAGGCACTCTCACACTTGGTGCCGAAGGTAATGATCACATTAATTTAAACATGTCTAAAAATAGTAGATATAAGTATAGTGAAGAAAAAATTCTAAAGGAACTAACTGACTATATTGTTAGAACATATGATCAGCACTATTCTGCTGGTGATGATAAAATCCAAACACTGGATTTGATTGAAGCTTGTGGTGATGGTGAGGCATTTTGCCGATCTAATATTCTTAAGTATGCTTCTCGTTATGATAGAAAAGGCACCGCACGACGTGACATTATGAAGATTCTGCATTATGCTGTTCTTCTAATGCATTTCAATGATAAGAATGCTGCGAGAGAAAATTACAACCAATGACCATGAAATTACGCGAACGCACTATGAAACTAAGTGATTCAACTCTGTCCATCCTGAGAAACTTTGCAGGAATTAACAACTCAATTCTTGTAAAGAGAGGCAATCGTCTTCGCACAATTTCTGTTGCCAAGAACATTTTGGCAGAAGCAAATCTTGATGAAGATTTTCCTTCAGACTTTGCACTCTATGATCTCAATCAATTTCTCAATGTAAATAACAGTCTTTTCAGAAATCCTGAATTGGATTTTACTGATAATGGTTATGTTGTTATTAGTGAAGGTAAGTCCAAGCAAACTTTCTTCTTTGCTGATCCCAATGTAATTGTCACTCCTCCTGATAAGGACATTACCCTTCCCACCGAGGATGTTTGCTTTGAACTGAGCACTGAACAACTTGATAAACTTCTTAAGGCAGCTGCTATCAATCAACTTCCTGATTTCTCTGCGATTGGTAAGAATGGTAAGGTGACTTTGGTTGTTCGTGATAAGAAGAACGACACCTCTAACAATTTCAATATTGTTGTTGGCGAAACTGATTCCGAATTCACATTCAACTTTAAAGTGGAGAACATCAAGATTCTTCCAGGAACCTATGATGTGGTTGTCTCACAAAAACTTTTGTCACGATTCACCTCTAAAAATCATGATCTGACTTATTATATTGCTCTGGAACCTGATTCTACTTTCGAGTGATATGAACATCTTTGTGACCTCTCCCAGTCCTTGGGAGTCTGCCAGGGTTCTCCCTGACAAGCACATCGTCAAGATGCCCCTAGAGACTTGTCAAATGCTTGCTATTGTATGCTCCGACAAGTGGGGTCATAACTTTGGCACTCTTCCTAGAGCAGATGGCAGTGCCTATGCTACTGAGAAGGGTGCCTTTCGTAATCATCCCTGCACTAAATGGGCAAATCAATTTGTAACCAATTGGCAGTGGTTGCTTGCTCATGGACTTGCTATGTGTGATGAATACACTGCTCGTTATGGTAAGGTTCATACGTGTCAGAAGACTCTTCTAGCAGCAAAAGAGATACTTCCTATGGCAGACCCACAAGGTCGTAGTGGAAAGGGTCCGACACCCTTTGTATTTGCGGGACCTGATGAATTCAAGTATGATACGAGCATTGATATTTTCACTGCTTACAAAATGTATATTTCATCTAAACCATGGGTAAAAGATAATTATCTTCGCATCCCATCTAGAAAACCGGATTGGATATAAATGAAACATATTCTTTTTACCCTTAATGGGTGTCCATATGGATTACTAGATGATGAAGCACACATTCGCAATGTACTAGCAAACGCATCAAATCTTTCTGAAAGTACATTGCTGAATATTTCATCTCATAAATTTGATCCTCATGGTGTAACTGCCATAGCACTTCTTGCCGAGTCTCATATTAGTATTCATACATGGCCAGAGAATGGTATGGCAGTATGTGATGTGTTTACATGTGGTGAACATACAAATCCACGATCAGGTGCCACATACATGTATGAAGCAATGGGTGCAACAGACATTGTATCCGAAATCTTTACTCGACCTTTGAAATGACTAAAGTTGATGTCCCAATGAGAATAACTGGTAGTATCCTAGTGATTACTGCATACTTTGTTGTTCTTCACATTAATATAACTCTCGGAGTTTTTTTACACTTTGTTGCTGATATGATTTCAGTTCCTTACTTTATAAGGACAAAATCTTGGGATGTTGTTATTATGCTAGGATTCCTTCTAGCGATTAGTTTTAGTAAATTACTTTTTTGATTATGCGTAATGAATTCCTTTGGGTTGAAAAATACCGACCCAAAACAATTGAAGAATGTATTCTTCCTGAGAATACTAAAGAAACATTTCAAAAGTTCCTAGATAAAGGTGAGATACCTAACATGCTTCTTGCGGGACCTGCGGGGTGCGGCAAAACAACGGTAGCAAAGGCATTGTGCAATCAACTGGGAGTAGACTATTATGTCATCAATGGATCGGATGAGGGACGCTTCCTTGATACTGTCAGAAACAATGCGAAAAACTTTGCTTCGACCGTATCACTTCAAGCAACTGCAAAACACAAAGTCATCATCATTGATGAGGCAGATAACACAACGAACGACGTACAACTCCTCTTACGGGCGTTTATTGAGGAGTTTAGTAGTAATTGCAGGTTCATCTTTACATGTAACTTTAAAAACCGAATTGTCGAACCACTCCACTCAAGATGTGCCGTCGTTGAATTTGGAATCAAAGGAAAAGATAGACAAACAATTGCTGCTCAGTTCTTCAAACGCATCCAAGAAATCTTGGGTGCAGAAGGTGTTGAATATGATAACAAGGTCCTGGTAGAATTAATCAACAAGCACTTCCCTGATTGGCGTCGTGTCTTGAATGAGTGCCAGCGTTATTCTGTAAGTGGAAAGATTGATGCTGGCATTCTTGCTACTTTTTCTGATGTTGCCGTAAATGATCTCCTCAAAAATCTCAAAGAAAAGAACTTCCCGGAAGTTCGGAAGTGGGTGGTATCTAACATGGATAATGATACTACTGTACTTTTGCGTCGTATTTACGATGCTCTTTATGTTTCCCTTGAAAACAATAGCGTTCCTGCTGCTGTGCTTGTGCTTGCTAAGTATCAGTATCAGTCGGCATTCGTCGCGGACCAGGAGATAAATATGCTTGCTTGTTTAACCGAAATTATGGTGGAGTGTGAATTTAAATGATTGATGTAAAACTGCTACGAATTGTGACCGGAGAAGAAGTTATTGCAGAACTTCTATCTGAAACAGAAGAAACTATTACAGTACAAAATGGTCTTGCAGTTCTTCCAACAAATAATGGTGTTGGATTTGCTCCATGGGCAACTGTGATTAGTAAAGACAAACCAGAGATTACGATCTCTAAAACTCATCTTGTATATGTTGCAGAAGTCCAAGAGGATGTCTGTAAAAAATACAATGAAATGTTTGGTAGTAAATTGATTACTCCAGATTCTAAAAAACTAATTGTGTAATTATGAAACAAAAGAAAAAGTGTCAAGTTAAATCCAAGTTCTACTATATCTTTTGGGGAACTGCTACAGTATCAGTTTTATTGGGGCAATTATATGTCGGAACTGGATATCGTGTATTACATTATGATATGCAAGAATTACTGAACAAGGTTGACGGAGTTCTTCTTCATAAGGATGAACCGAACTACCTATGAGTTTTTTAAAAACTGACAAAAGTAATTTAGTTGAACCAAGAGTAAAAACTACTCCCCAGAATGTTCAAGAGGCAAATGAAGCACTCTTTCGTGCTAAAATGACATTACCTGCTGCCGCAAAACTTTGTGGCATGACTCATAAAGAAATGAAATTAACCTTCTGGGAATTTTTGAAATACAACAAACCTGATTATGAAGTGCCTGAGAGTTGATGTAAAAACTCAAGTCAATATTCTCATCAACGATGATGATGATTATTGGGCAATCAAACACAACGCAATGCAACAAGTGCATGATGACATTCACTGGCACTTGAAAGATAAATTTATTATTGATTATGAAATCTCTGAAAACTCCCCTCAGGTATCCAGGGGGTAAATCCCGTGCCTGTGTCAAAATGGATGAGTTTATTCCCGATCTAAGGGAGTATAATAATTACCATGAACCATTTCTTGGTGGTGGTAGTGTTGCCATCCACATTACAAAAAAATATCCACACCTAGATGTCTGGGTAAATGATTTATACGAACCCCTCTATAACTTTTGGAGAGTTCTGCAGGATGATGGATATGAACTTTATAAGAGACTTCAAGAATTAAAATCTAGACATCCAGATCGTGGATCTGCCAAAGGTCTATTTCTTGAGGCAAAAACTGTTGTAAATGATTATGATCAAACCAATTTATTTCGTGCTTGTGCTTTTTACGTTGTTAACAAGTGCTCTTTTTCTGGTCTCACTGAGTCCTCATCCTTTAGTGCCCAAGCATCTGATTCAAACTTCTCAATGCGAGGGATAGAAAAACTGCAAGGATATACAAAAATAATTAAAGATTGGAAAATTACTAATCTTAGTTATGAACAACTCCTCACTGATGATAAGGAGTGCTTTACTTATCTTGATCCCCCATACGATATTAAAAGTAATCTTTATGGGAAAAAGGGAAGTATGCATAACAAATTCAATCATGATGATTTTGCCACTGATTGTGATAGATTTATTGGACCTCAACTCATATCTTATAATTCATCTCAATTAGTCAAAGATCGTTTTCAAGGATGGGAAGTGGGAGAGTTTGATCTTACCTATACGATGAGGTCTGTGGGTGAGTATATGCGTGAGCAAAAAGATAGAAAAGAACTTCTTCTTATGAACTATGATAAGAAGTCAAAAATAAAAACTGTATTTGAAGGGTGTTATAATTTCTCTAAGTTGAAGAAAGAGGGATTAGTATGAATAAATCAATGCGCGAAAAATTAGATAATCTTCGCCAAAGAAAAAACAAAGACTATCAAAATATTGTTTATTACTCATACAAAATGAGTATTCATGAGCATATCAATAATCATGAATTAAAACGTTTGGAACATAGCATTAGATCATTGCGAGAATTTAACAATGAGATATGTGTTTATTTGTTCTGTGATAATCCGGACTTCATCTCTTCTGATTTTTGCTCAAACTATGATGTAAATTTTAGATCTTTTGTGGATGGATTTGACCACGATATGTTAAGTGCCTGGTCAATTCACAGATGGTATAATCTTAAATACTTTGAAGGTAGATCCTGCAATATTCTTTATCTTGATTCTGATACTATTTTTTATGATGACCCTCAGTATCTTTTTGACACCTATTGTCATCGTGATGTGTATGGTAGAGAAGAGTTTGGATTCAGGCATGACCCCAATACAGGTGGCGGCAGGGGCATCAGAGAGTCCTTAGATAAGGTAGATGCTGCCATCTATGATCTAGGGGGAAAGCGTGAGGTTTATAAGTATTGCCTAGGTGTGATATTGATGAATAATAATTTTCACGATCAAATCATTGACCGTCTTGATGAACTCACTAAACTGATGCAACTCTTTAAATTTAGTGAAGAGTTAATGCCAATTCCTAATCCACGAATTGTTGATCAGTATGCTGTGTGGATTATCTTCAGTCGTCTTGAATTGGTTGGTGATATGTTTGCCACTCAAGATGTGACTATGGGATTCAAGGAACAAAAGCACGAAGAATTTTTTAATCCTGTTGTTCTTCATTACACAACAAAAGGTGAGCAGGGACTTGCCGAGTCTGATGAGAAGTATGCTAATCTTATTAGAGATACTGACGAGTTAGGCGCAGAAATAGACCCTTATAGTATGATGTTATCATGACCGAATTAAAAGATTGGCTCAACTCTATCAATCAAACTAAGAAGCATTTGATTGATGAAGACCCCTTGGTTGAAAAAGAATATCCTCCTTATATTGTCAATCGTTGTTTCTCCGGACATCTTGATGCAATTATGTTTGCAAATGAGATGAACAAGTATCATTTTCTTCCAAAGAAGATGCAGTATGATTTTATGCTAAATAGTCTGAGGAAAAAGAAGAGGTTCTCTCCCTGGCTCCGACAAGATAAGATCAAAGATCTTGATTATGTCAAACGTTATTATGACTATAGTAATGAGAAGGCAAAACAGGCTTTGAAAATTCTAACAACAGAACAACTTAATTTTATTAAATCAAAATTTGATACTGGAGGAACAAGATGAGTGTGGTTCAAGAGCCTATTGTGAAATGGTCGCCGGAGCAGATGGTTGAAGTGGTTCTTGGAGAACCTGATGACTTTCTCAAAGTAAGAGAAACACTGACAAGAATTGGTGTTGCATCAAGAAAGGAAAAAAAGATTTATCAATCTTGCCATATCCTTCATAAACAAGGTCGTTATTATCTTGTGCATTTTAAAGAACTTTTTGCACTAGATGGTAAACATGCTAATATCACAGTTAATGATGTCCAACGACGTAATCGTATTGCTCAATTACTTGCTGATTGGGGTCTTATTAGCATCGTTAGTGCTGATAAAATACAAGATATTGCTCCACTGAATCAGATTAAGGTTCTTTCGTATAAAGATAAGCAAGACTGGATTCTTGAAACCAAGTATAATATTGGGTCCAAAAAGAAAAAGGTTGAAGAAACCGAATAGGGATAAATAAAGGAAGGTAAAGAACCTTCCTTTTTTTAATGAGCAGGATATTACATCACGTTGATAGAAAAGACTTTAAGAAAACTCGCCAAAGACAGATTGGTGAGCAGAAAAAATGTGATGCTCAAAAATTAAAAGAGTGGCAAGAAGCAGAAGAAGAAAGAAAACAAATAGAGGAAGCAGCAAGACCTTACAAGTCTGATTGGAGAGAAGAAATAAACCTTCAAGAGAGTGATTGGACTCCTGTTGCAGGTTCTATTGCTAACTCTAGTTCGCAGACATTTCAATATGGTGGAGAGGGAGGTCCTATAGCAACGTTCTCTGGTCTTGGTGGAGTAGAAGCATACCCATCTACTGTGTCAGTGAGTGGTGAAACTTTAAATACACCAGATTATAGTCAGTTGGGAATGCAGGGTTATGCACCACCACTTGGAAACGTTAATAGAAGACGTGATTATGAAGATGTAAATCCAAGACTTGATGCATCCCAGGAATTTGCACAGAAAGTTGGTGCTGATGAGTTTATGAATGCTAGACTTGATACAGATAGATTTGATCAATCCATCCAAGCAAGACGCAATAAACTTGACGCAATTAATAAAGCATCTGAAGATATTAATAAAAAGTACCAAAAATTAAATAGTGAATTATACGATGAATATTTCGATAAGGCTGGTATTAAAAAAAATGCTTATGGGATTCCTAGAAATGTCTCAAACATTCCCTATAATCTTCGGAAGGAACTGGATGTTAAATTACAGAAGAATGAGGATGCAAGACAAAGAGAATTTGATGCATTAATGAATTGGAATAATAGTCCAATAACCGCATCAGACCCTGATTCAGTAAGTTATAATGGTGATGCATCAACATATGATCCAAGTATCTTTCCTAATGAACCAAATCCTGATGTTGGGACATCTCCTAATGAACCAGCACCAACTCCTGATGATGATGTATTAGACTTATTATCAAAACTACCTGGTCTTAGTTCTGCAAAAAATTTCGTAGACCACTATATTGATAATTTTGTAAAAGGTGATGGAAAGCAAGATCAGAATTTAACAAACTTACTTTCAAAAGATGATCTGAATTACTTGAAAAATTCTCTGGCAAAACAACCTGAATTTAGAAATCTAAGACCACAGACTAATGTTCAGGATGTACTTGATCGTGTAATGAAAAATGCACCGAGAGGAATTACAAATAGCATCGGAAATGGTTCTAAATTGGATGTGGATTATTATAATAGAACTGGTGACTATAAAATTGATAAAGATTATGTCTTTACTCAAGAAGCAGATTTAGAATATAGGGGACTTCCTAGTAATCTACTTACAAAACCTATTATTGATGCACCTAAAAATTATGCTAAATTAAAAATGGATGGTGATATATCTCCATTGATTCAAAATCCGATGAGATTTCACGTTATTATTCCAGGTCCACGGAAGAAGAGAAAAGTGGAGGAATCAACTTTTGATAGAATTCGCA